GTTATGGTATTGTTGCCAACCCATTTGCAGAAGGAACCGATCAGGGACTCGGAAGACTCCGCCTCAATGCAAACCGTTACTACAGAAGAGTCAAGGTTTCCAACCTCATGTGATTCATTTCACAACTCTTCAGATTCAGGGGTCCGAAAGGACCCTTTTTTATTGGAAATAAATAAAAATAAAAACAATGTCTGGTGCTTTTGATAGACAAATTGCAAATAGAAATTTTCTTAGTCCATTAGGGTTTAAATTTAACCTTGTAAGGACTCCTAAAGTTGATTTCTTTTCAAAATCAGCAAATATTCCAGGATTAAATCTTGGAGTTGCCATCCAACCAACTTATCTAAAAGATATCCCCATTCCTGGAGATAAACTTATTTTTGATGATTTTAGATTAACATTTAATATTGATGAAAATCTAGAAAATTATAATACAGTTCAAAATTGGATGAGAGGACTTGGGTATCCAGAAAGTGTTTATGAATACACGGAATGGAAAAATAGTGATCCCACTAATCCAGGCCAAGATCCAAATACATCAGATGGAACTTTGATTGTCTACAATAGTAATTTCCAACCATCAACTCTAGTAAAATTTCAAGGAATGTTTCCGACTTCCTTATCAGAAATTGACTTTGATGCAACTCAAGCCGATGTGCAATATGCAGTGGCGACAGTAACCTTTAAGTATGTTCTTTATAAGATTTTGCCTTATGAACCTGGATGAAATACAAACACTTTGGGAAGAAGATTCTAAAATTGATGAAGACAACCTCCACACAGAATCGGTAAAGATTCCAAGTCTTCATGCAAAATATTATAAAATTTTTAATAATATCTTGACTCTTAAAAAAGCTCAAGAGAACAAATACAAGATCTTAAAAAAAGAAAAGTGGCAATACTACACTGGTAAAGCTGAACCAGAAGTTTATGTAGAAAAACCCTTTGATCATAAGGTACTTAAACCAGATTTGGATAAGTACATGGATGCTGACGAAGACTTACTCAAGTGTCAGACAAAGATTGAGTATTATCAAATGATGCTCAACTATCTGGAAAGCATTCTTAAAACTATATTAAATAGAACATATCAGCTCAAAAATGCAATTGAGTGGCAGAAATTTATTAGAGGATATGACTGATATTGTAATTGCGAAAAAGAACGAAGTATTCCTGAAAATAGAAGCGGAACCACATATCTATCAGGAACTTTCGGAACATTTTACTTTTGATGTACCAGGGGCTAAGTTTATGCCCCAGTATAGAAGTAAGTATTGGGATGGAAAGATTCGTCTTTTTTCAACCCATACTGGGGAAATATATGTCGGTCTTCTTGATAAAGTTGTTTCTTGGGCTAAGAAGTGGGACTACAAAGTAGAATTTAAAAACAATAAATTTTACGGAACTCCTTTAGAAGAAAATGAAATGATTTCTTATGAAGGTGTAAGAGATTATATGACTAGAATATCTAAGCATAAACCCAGAGACTATCAAGTAGATGCAGTTTATGATGCACTTAGATATAATCGTAAACTTTTAATTTCTCCAACTGCTTCGGGTAAGTCATTGATGATCTATTCGATCGTTAGATACTTTGCAGAAAGAGATCAAAAGATTCTTCTAGTTGTCCCCACAACGTCTCTGGTTGAACAGATGTTCAAAGACTTCCAGGATTATGGATGGAACGCAGAAGACTACTGCCACCGCATCTACAGTGGTCGTGAGAAGACGAATGAATACCCTGTGGTCATAACCACCTGGCAATCAATTTATAAACTTCCTAGGACCTTCTACGACTCATTTGATGTTGTTATTGGAGATGAGGCTCACCAGTTTAAATCAAAATCTCTGGTGGGAATTATGACTAAAATGGATAATACCAAGTACAGGTTCGGTTTTACGGGTACACTTGATGGAACTCAAACGCATAAATGGGTATTGGAAGGCCTATTTGGTCCATCATATAAAGTAACTCAAACTAAAGAGTTAATTGACAAGGGACATCTTTCCAAACTTCAAATCAAAATTATTATTCTTAAACATAATCCACAAGAATTCCAAACTTTTGAGGATGAAGTTCAATTCATCATCGGTCATCCAAAAAGAAATAACTTTATTAAAAATCTAGCTTTAGATTTAAAAGGCAATACTCTTGTACTTTTTTCTAGAGTTGAATCTCATGGTCAACCTTTATATGAATCAATAAATAATTCGGTCAAGGATGGACGTAAGGTTTTTTATGTTCATGGTGGAGTAGATGCAGAAGAAAGAGAGTTAGTCAGAGAGATTACGGAAAGAGAACAGAATGCAATCATTGTGGCTTCGTATGGTACGTTTAGTACAGGAATTAACATTAAGAATCTACATAACGTTATTTTTGCTTCACCTTCGAAGTCTAGAATCCGTAATCTCCAATCAATCGGAAGAGTTTTAAGGAAAGGTGATAATAAAACTCAGGCTGTACTTTATGATATTGCTGATGACTGCACTAAAAACTCAAGAAAAAATTACACACTAAATCATCTGATAGAAAGAGTCAAAATTTATAATGAAGAACATTTTAACTACGAGTTTGTACAGGTAAACTTAAAAGAATGATGGAAGAAGATTTCTATGCAGTTATTAAATTAGTATCAGGGGAGGAGATATTCTCTATTGTTTGCCCATCTGAAGAAGAAGGTAGAACAATGTTAATATTGAACAATCCTGTTGTAATAGAAGTTGTTGTTATGAAACAGCTTGGTATGCAAGGATACAAAATAGATCCATGGCTTAAGTTTGCTGATGATGATACTTTCTTACTCGATATGGATAGAGTTCTTACTCTTAGTGAAGTTCGTGATGAAGAAACAATTGAAATGTATCACAAATTCTTGAGACAAAAGGACAGTAAAAACTCAAAAAATCCTCTTACTCCAGAAATGGGATATCTAGCTTCGGTTTCAGAAACGAGAAAGAGACTTGAAAAACTCTATAGGAGCCAAGATATTAAAGATAGCTGATCTTTGAAACCCCACAGAGTTATTGTACCGGATATTCTAGGGTATTGTCAATAGCCGAACATTCTGTTATAATAAGAACACTTAATATAAACAGGGACTCATGAAATGCAGGCACCAAAAAGAAAAAGATCAGAACATTACGTAAATAACAAAGAATTTCTTGAAGCAATATGTGAATACAAAAGAAAGGTTAAAGTAGCCGCAGAAAATGGTGAACCAAAACCACGTATTACAAATTATCTCGGGGAATGTTTTCTAAAGATTGCAACTCACTTATCGTATAAACCAAATTTTGTGAACTATATGTTCCGTGAGGATATGATTTGTGATGGTATTGAGAACTGTGTTCAGTACATCCATAATTTCAACCCAGAGAAATCTTCAAACCCATTTGCATATTTTACTCAAATTATTCATTATGCTTTTCTAAGGAGAATTCAAAAAGAAAAGAAACAAATGGAGATTCGTTCCAAAATCATCGAAAGATCTGGATATGATGAAGTATTTACAGTAGATGATGACGGATTCAATTCTGCAGAGTATAATAGTATTAAAGATGCAATTCAAACAAAGATGTATCAATGACATTAATTGCTTGTGTGACAGATACCCATTATGGGGCTAGAAAAGGTAGTAAAACCTTTCATGATTATTTTAAAAAGTTTTATGAAGACATCTTTTTTCCAGAATTAGAAAAGAGAAAAATCAAACATTGCATTCATCTTGGTGATGCATTTGATAGCCGTAAATCAATTGATTTTTGGTGTTTGAACTGGGCAAAAGAAAATGTATATGATAGATTCCGAGATCTAGGTATAACCGTATATCAGATTGTAGGTAATCATGATGCGTACTACAAAAATACAAATGAAGTCAACTCTATTGAGTCCCTGTTAAGAGAGTATGACAATATTGTTCCAATTTCTAGTCCCGGTGAGTATGAAATTGATGGGTTTAAAACCTTTATGATTCCCTGGATTTCTCCAGAGAATCAACAAGAAACTTTAGATAAACTTTCAGATACAACTGCAAAAGCTGCTTTTGGTCATCTTGAGTTGAATGGATTCAGTGTTTATCCTGGAAATATTCAACAACATGGAATGGATATTAGTGTATTTGATAAGTTTAGAATCGTTTGTTCTGGACATTACCACACTCGTTCTAATAACGGTAAGATTTTTTATTTGGGTAATGCCTATCAACTTTATTGGAATGATGTTGATGATAAACGAGGATTCAATTTCTTTGATACTGAAACTTTTCAATTAGAGTTTGTTCAAAATCCTTATAATATGTTTGAAAGAATTTATTATGAGGATCATAATCCCAAACTTTTCAATACAACTCCTTATAAAGATAAGATTGTTAAAATTATTGTTCGCAAAAAATCCGATCAACTTTTATTTGAAAAGTTTGTGGATAAGATCTATAAGACTGGTGTAGTTGATATTAAGATTGTTGAAAACTTTGAAGTCAATGATGATAATGTTGACTTCGATCAAGAAAAAATAGAAGATACTATTACCATTTTAAATAAATATGTAGAAGACTCTGATTTTGACTTGGATAAGGAAAAAGTCAAAACTCTTTTGCGAGAGGTCTATCAAGAAGCTTGCGAAATAGAATAAGTATGTACATGATCACGCCATATGGAGAAGAAGACGGTGCATATGCTGTTTCGGATACTCATGGCGATAAGACATTATATTTTTTCCAAGATGAAGATGACGCTGAAAGATTTGCCGGTCTTTTAGAAGCTGAAGATTATCCTGAGATGGAAGTTGTTGAAGTTGATCCAGAACTTGCAATAAAGACTTGCCACCAGTATAATTATAAGTATGCAATTATAACTCCTGATGATTTTGTGATTCCTCCCCGAAAATATGATACTTTTCAAAACGATTCGTTGGCGTAACTTTCTTTCTACTGGAAATCAATTTACCGAAGTAAATTTTCAAGACGCTAAGACAAACTTAATTGTAGGAACTAATGGTTCCGGTAAGAGTACAATTCTTGATGCTCTTACTTTTGTTTTGTATAATAAACCATTCAGAAAAATTAATAAACCACAACTTATTAATTCTGTGAATGAGAAGGACTGTCTTGTAGAAATTGAATTTGATATTGGTAATAAAAATTATAAAGTTGTGAGAGGTATCAAACCAAATATTTTTGAAATTTGGATTGACGGGACAATACAAAATCAAGACTCTGCAGCTCAAGATCAGCAGAAAAAGTTAGAAGAAAATATTTTAAAACTTAATTATAAATCTTTCACCCAAACAGTCATCTTAGGTTCGGCTACATTCGTCCCTTTTATGCAATTAACTTCTTCCCATCGTAGGGAAATTGTAGAAGATCTTTTAGACATTAAGATTTTTTCTACAATGAACAATATCTTAAAAGAACGAATGCGTAAAACAAATGAACTCATTCGTGAATATTCAATCAAGAAAGACATGATTGAAGATAAGATTGAAATGCAAGAGAACTTTATTAAGAATCTTGATGAAAGTGGTAAAGAAAGAATCCAAAAGAAAAAAGATAGTATTAAATTTATTGAGAATGAAATTGATGAATTGAATACTGATAATGAAGGAATTTCAATGATGATTGAAAAAGAACTTCAACCAAAGTTGGAAGAACTTACTAGTACAAATTCAACTCTAAAGAAACTTAATTCTATCAAGGCAAAACTAGAACAAAAGATTCAAACTCTTGTCTCTGAACATAAGTTTTTTCAGGAAAATACGGTTTGTCCTACTTGTACCCAAAGTATAGAGAATGAATTTCGCTTAAATAAGATTGTCGATATCGAGGAGAAATCCAAAGAACTCAATGATGGATACCGAGAGTTGGAGGATGCCATCAATGTAGAACAAGAGAAAGACCAACAATTTTTATCTTATTCTACGGAGATTAGTAAACTCAACAATGACATTACCACAAACAATGTTAAGATTACTGGGCTTAACAAACAGATCAGAAATCTTGGACATGAAATTCAAGAAATTACCGAACAAATTCAAAACAGAAATACTGAGCGTAAAACCCTTGAAAACTTAATAAAAGATCTAGACAAAATAGAAAAAGATAGATCTAACGAAAAGGAACAGATTAGTTACTACGATTTTGCTCATTCATTGATGAAAGATGGTGGAGTGAAGTCTAAAATCATCAAAAAGTATCTGCCTCTTATGAATCAGCAGATAAACAAGTATCTACAGATGATGGACTTCTACATCAACTTTACACTGGATGAAGAGTTTAAGGAGGTTATTAAGTCACCAGTTCATGAAGATTTTAGTTATGAGTCATTTAGTGAAGGTGAGAAGATGCGTATTGACCTTTCTCTCTTATTTACTTGGAGAGACATTGCCAAACTTAGAAATTCGGCCAGTACAAATCTTCTCATCCTAGATGAAATTTTTGATAGTTCTTTAGACGGAGCAGGAACAGATTTCTTCACAAATATTATTCGTTATGTCATTCAGGATGCTCATGTATTTGTGATTTCACATAAGACGGATGATCTTATGGATAAGTTTGAAAAAGTGATAAAATTTGATAAAATTAAAGGATTTAGTAAAATGGTGTGACAGTT